TCTGCAATAGTCATGTTTATAGATAGTTGTTGTTCTATTTGATTTCTAGCTATTTCTGTGAGTTCGGTTTGTTGTTCTAATACAGCCTTTTGTGTAGCTTCCTCATTAGGAGCTTCTCTTCCAAAAAGATTTTTCTTAGAGAAAGCTTCTGTCAAAGCAGCTAAACTCTCTTTTCTTTCTTTTTTGAGATCAGCAGCAGATTGTTGTCCTTCCTCAGAACCCGCCCCTGTTTTATTAAATGCTTTATCGAACTCTTCAGCCATTTATTTTCCTATTTTCCGAAAGCTTTTCCAGCTTCACTGATACCAAATGCTCCTAGTGTTACCACTACAAATGATGTATATATGGTATCAGATATTTTTAAATCCATACCATTGAATGCTGTGACTAAATCACATATTCCAAATATAGTCATTAATCCAAAAGATATAAAACCTATAATAGATTTTTCATTTATATCATTATCATCTAAGAATAAATCCATAAACTTTCTTTTCGGAGGTGCTAATTGCTTTCGTGCAGCTTCAGCTTCGGCTTTCATTTCTTTTATAGTATCTTCGGATTTGTCGAGCTTATCGATCAAAGCCATATACTTATCTAAGTCTATTTCAACTTCGTTTCTACTATTATCTTGGTCAGCCATTTTATTTCCTCTGTCTTTGTCTTGCCTTTTCTTCTTCTAATTGTATATGAGCCTTTAGTAAGTCTATATAGACCTCCCTCTCCCATGGCATCATATTTTCAAGTTCATGCAAACTATAATTATGATGTTGCATTAACGCAAAATTCGTTTGGTAATGGTTTACCAGCGAGTCATGCGAGAGGCCTACGTAAAAAAACTTTGTAGACCCTTTAATTCTATTTCGTTTGTATTACCACAAGCTTTACATTTATATTCTGTATTATAAACTACAGTAGGAACATTAGCAAAAAATTCCTGTATATATTTAAATTGCTCTGAAGTAAAAGAACCAATGAATTCACTTAATTCTTCTTCAGTGTGATCTTCTACTCTATAAACATTTTCTTTATCGAATATGTTATCAATACAAACTCTAACTAATTCTAATAAGCCTTCAGCTGTATTAAGATCAGCTACATTCATATTACCTAAAGCATTGAGAGTTGGATATTTCATTTTAATACCTAATCCCATTTCTTCATTTAATATGTAAGTATTTTCTTGATCTAAACCACTTACTTCTAATTTCTCAATATCTAATTCTGCTGGTGTTATATTATTACAATCATCTTGTTGACATGTATATTGTAATTTTAATTTTTCACCAACTGATTTAGCTCTTAATTGTAAAAATAAATATTCTAAATCAAAAGATGTAAGTACATTTGCATCTTTTATATTATAACACCCTGTTATAATATTTCTAATTGCTGATGTAATTTGATCTGCATCTTTTGATTCCAAAGCCATCAACAATATCTTTTCTTCTTTTACCAGATAAGGTCTCATATTTAATATTTCTCCAGTAGATGGTAAAGTTACCTTATACTGAGGAACATTCAATTTTGGTAAAGCCATTATATATTCTCCTATAATAATCTATCAGGTATGGCATTTCTTACAGCACCTATAGCACTACTAATACCATCCTGAGGTTTGTATCTATCATAAGTCATAGATACAGTCATTTTTTGCTCTCCTCCAGCTGCTTGAGTCAATTGCATTGCGCCAATAGCTGTTGGAAAAGCATTTATGAGTTGTACCCCATAAATTGGTTTATCGTTTAAATCTAATTGTGTAATAGAAACATCACATGTATATTCTTCATTATATGAAAGTGCATAATTTTCTGACACAATATAATTTATCCATTTGTCAAACATTCGTCTAACGTAAAAATCATTTGTTACTAAAAATGAAAAATCAACTGATGATCCATAATCTCTGGATACAGCCCTCTTTGTTGGATAACCACCTGTTAAAGTGTTATCTTGAGTAGCTATATTTGAACCAGGTATAGATGCTGATTCACACAATAAACTTAATGATCTTGGATCACTAATTAATTGGTTTTTATTGAAACCACCACTGTTTATGCTTGTTATAATTTGACCCAAGTCAATATCAATTAATGCTTGAGAAGGCGGTGTCATTACTATAAGAAATCTATTAGTTCTTGCTAAACCATTTCTTTTTGAAATTTCTGATTTAAAATCATCTACACTGCTAGCCATTACATCATTCCTGTACTATCTTTAAATACTTTACTTAGAGATGCTTTTTCAAATTGCTCTGTTGGTAAAAATATTGCTATTTCCCAGTCGGTCATTGGCACCCGTGTTACATTAGATTTTACGTGTTCACTTAAATATCTTTTATAACATGGTTTAAATGGAGCAAACTTTGCAGCACCTTTCAATAAGTTATATCTTATTTTTGTTAACCTTGATTTTTCATTTGGTTCAGATGGTCCTAATTTTAATAATTCGTCTAAAAACTTAGCCCTAATATCTGGATTTATGTAATGTAAATTAAGAGCATCAAATCCATCTTTTCTAATTTCTACCACAACTGATAGTGGAAACCTATCATAGTATGGTAAGATATTTTTTAATTTAGGATCGTATGCATACATTATCATATCACCTATTTGAACTGACCCTGCCTTTTTTAATGCTGGGTCATTTAAGACTTTGGTTCTACTAACATTCAGATTACGAACATTATTCATAAACCATTTTTGAGCTTCTTTAGACCTAGGATTTACTCTAGCTCTATATGCCGCTGACGAAATCTTGTCAAATAAACTATCTGCCATATCTTTATTTATAACAGTTAGAGTATCTTTATGCCTAGATTTCTTAAAGTTTCTTCAGTCCAGACCTGAAATTCCCACCCATTGTGTTTAGCAAACTTATCTGCTGCTGTCCACTTATCTTGATTACGAGAGAATGTCATTGCTTCATTGATATATCTTTTAGTCTTTCTTGATTTTTTGACAGGTGGTACAGTCTGACTCTTTGGTTTGATCTCTACTAGATATACTTTTTTATTATCCATTTCTATTAATAGATCAACAAAGTATCTATGTAATTTTTTATCTATGGAACATTTGTATGGAATCACCACACCTTCACTATTCCATAGCTTTATCTTTGGATTATTCTCACACCATCTAAAGGCATTTCTTTCCCACAATGATCTAAAAACCACATTACTCGCATCACCAGCATATTTTTCTGGTCTTTTAATTTTGTATTTACCCTTGTAACTCATATAAATAACTCTATAATAGTTTATTTATTTATATTTATATAGGAGTAGAAATGGCAATAGGATTAATAAAGAAAGCTGGATCAGCCGCATTTGGGTTTGTTAAAAATAATCCAAGAAAGACCGCAGCAATAGCAGGAACAATCGGAGCTGCAGTTGGTTATGATATGATCGACGACACAGACTGGTATAAGCAATTTGATAGACAATACAGTGCTTTCTCAGAAAATGAACCTACCCATTTTTATTATCCAGAAAATCTAGGTGAAGACGGTGGTTATGATGGCCAAAATATTGTACACTTTACTATTATGGAAAGAGTTGGCTTTAGAAATATACATAATATATATTTACCACAGCCTTCAGGATTTCAATTAGGAGATTCACATTCTTATACTGGTATAGAAAAAACAGGATTAAGACAAGTTGGTGAAGGAGTATTAAATCGTGGTGGAGAATTAATACAAGCTTTTCAGGATCCAGGCAAATTAAAACAATTAGGAACAAGTGCTAGTATTGATAGCATGGTAGCTGATGTTTTAGTGGCAAATACTTTAGTTACTGGATTTATTCCATTTATTGGAGATGAAGCTCAGGAATTAGCTTTTGCTGCAGGTGCTGCCGCAGATAATGGTACAAGACAAAGATTTGATAGTTCAGCAATTCGTAAATTTAGTTTTGATTTTGAGTTTCAAGCAAAAAACTATGACGAGGCTATAGCTATAGCAAATATAATTATGTTATTTAGAACGATGTCTTATCCTAGAAAAGGGAGTAATCAATTATCAGTAAATTATCCACCAGAAGTTTTAGTAAATTTTAAAAAAATAGAAAATAATGGAGACTTAGCTATAAATGAATATTACCCAGCATTATTGCCAGCTTTTATAGAAGGTGTTACGACAGATTATAATCCAAATACCCTGGCACATCATTGGGACGGTTCACCACAAACAATTAAAATGCAATTAACCTTTACAGAGGTTAAGAGATTAATACGTGACGAATTAGAAGCATTAGAAATAATGACTAAACGAAATAAACAAGAAGAAAGAAATTTATTTTATTCTGTGAATAATGAAGCTTTAAATAATATAAGTAATGCTGTTCAAAATGTGGGTGGTGGTGAATAATGTTTTTTAATAAATTTCCAAATATTGAATATGACTTTGAAGGCAAAGGTGAAACAAATACAATTAAAAATATCTTTCGTAGTGTAAGAGCCCTTCCAACATTCTTAGATGAATTCACAGGGTATTCTTTTTATAATGTAATCAATGGCGAAAGACCTGATATAGTATCACAAAGACTTTATGATAAATCAGATTTCTATTGGACCTTTTTTGTAATTAACGATTTCTTACATGATGGCTATAGAGCTTGGCCCATG